TTACATACACTTTACAAGAATAACTATCCCCTATATCTAGAATATAACGTTAAAGACGTTACACTTGTTGAAGACCTAGAAGATAAACTTGGTCTATTGGAATTGACCTTGACTATGGCTTACAATGCGAAGTGTAATTATTCAGATACTTTTGGAATGGTAAAATACTGGGAAACCATTATTTACAATTTCTTAAAAGAACAAGGTATTCAAACACCACCACAAAAACTTGAGAAGACAAAACATCATTCTATTGTTGGTGCGTACGTTAAAGAACCTATCGTTGGAAAACACGATTGGGTTGTATCATTTGACTTGAACTCATTGTATCCACATATTATTATGCAGTACAATATCAGTCCTGAGAAAATGATTAAAGGAGACTTAATGACTCTTAACATTGATAAGTTACTGGATAGAGAACATGACTTATCAGAACTTACAGAAAAGAATCAAACTGTTACACCTAACGGAGTGAAGTTCTCAAGAGATAGACAAGGATTCCTTCCTGAGCTCATGGAGAAATTCTATGATGAAAGAAAAGAGTGGAAGAAGAAAATGATTGACTATCAAATTGAATATCAACAGGCAGATAGACCAAGACGAAAAGAACTCGATACTTTAATCAAACGTGCATACAACAATCAACAGGTCAGAAAAATTGCACTCAATAGTGCCTATGGTGCTCTTGCAAATCAATACTTTGCATTCTTCGACCCTAATCTTGCAGAAGGGATTACAACTGCAGGTCAAATGATTATTAAAACTGCAGAAAACACTATAAACACTTTCCTTAATGAAACACTAGGAACGGACGAAGATTATGTAATCGCAATGGATACCGATTCGATTTATGTGTCCTTTGACAAAATGGTACAGAAGTTATTTCCCGAAGATACACCCAAGTCTAAGATTGTCGATTTCTTAAACAGTGCAGGACAAGATAAGATTCTTGACGTATTGACTAAAGGATATGACGACCTCGCAGATTATACTAACGCATTCCAACAGAAAATGGTTATGGGTCGTGAGGTAATTGCAGATAGAGGAATATGGACTGCAAAGAAAAGATATATCCTTAATGTATTAGATAATGAAGGTGTTCGACTCGCAGAGCCTAAACTAAAAATGATGGGTATTGAGACTGCAAAATCCAGTACACCACAATGGGTTAGAGGTAAACTAACTGAAGTGTTAAAGGTTGTTATGAATGGAACCGAAGAAGAGGTATGGGACTTCGTAGAGACTGCACGAAAGGAATTTAGAAACCTTCCAGTAGAAGAGATTGCATCACCAAGAGGTTGCAATAACCTCGCACAATATTCAGATGCAACAAGCATTTATGGTAAGGGTACACCCATACACGTTAGGGGTGCATTACTTTATAACCACTTACTTAAGAAGAAGAACGTCCACAAACGATACGAGAACGTAAAGAATAGTGATAAGATACACTTCACTTATCTTACAGTTCCAAATCCAATCAACGAAAACGTGATATCGTTTATCAATGTCCTTCCAAGAGAGTTCGAATTGAATGGATATGTTGATTATGATATGCAATTTGATAAGTCATTCATTGAACCTCTAAAAAACATTATCACTTTAATTGGTTGGAATGTTGAACCAGTTGCATCATTGGATAGTTTCTTCGCATAAATAGTTATATGACAATAGAACAAGCCCTCGTACTCATTGTCTTTTCATTAACGGTATGGGCATTATGGTAAATGGCATATAGTAAAGAAGTAGTACAACGATTTGAATCAGTACTCAATGACCCGAAAAAACACTCAGTTGGTTCTCTCGACAGAGATAATCCTCATGTTGCAACAGGACTCGCAGGCGCTCCAGCTTGTGGTGATGTAATGCAACTACAATTATTATTAAATGACGATGAAAAAATCATTGACGTAAAGTTTAAGACTTATGGTTGTGGAAGTGCAATCGCAAGTTCATCAATGTTCGTAGATATGATGATGGGTAAGACAATAGACGAAGCAAAACTTATCAAAGATAAGGATATTGCAGATGCACTAGACTTACCACCAATCAAATTACACTGTAGTGTATTAGCTGAAGATGCAATTCAGAAAGCGATGATTGATTATGAAGAAAAAAGTTCTCATAGAAAGCATAACCAGTATAAATAATTTCATGGGTAAGAAAAAGAAAGTTTTTAAACAAGCAGAATTTCACGTTTCAATAAGTAAAATCGTAGACGGCGACACAGTTGACGTTGATATTGATTTAGGCTTCTCCACAGTTCTTAAAAAACAGAGAGTTCGCCTAATGGGAATCGACACTCCTGAGTCTAGAACTAGAGACAAGGTCGAGAAACTATTTGGTAAAGCTTCCAAAGAACATTTAAAATACCTTCTTTCAGAGGGTGATATAACACTTGTATCTCACGACAAAGGAAAATTCGGCAGGATACTTGGTGAATTATTTGTATCTCCTGAGTCAGACGAAGATTGGATGGACGAATCAGAAGGACACCAAACATTCGAAGCACAAAATAGAGTATCAGTTAACCAACAAATGATTAACGACTCACACGCAGTAGAATACACTGGTGAAAACAAAGATACAACTACTGCAAGACATTTAGAACATAGACAAATTTTATTAGAGAGGGGAACTGTTACTCAAGAACAGATTGATAAAGTGTCATGATTATAACACCTATGGACTGTTTCTATATCTTTATGATTGGACTAATAGTCTCAGGGTTAGTAATCATAGAAATGCAGATACATTCCCTTAAATCTCTTGTTAATGACTACATAGACGTGAGATTGCATAAAGATGAATCCCTTAAAGATTTATCTTCTAAAAACAACAAAAAACACCTTACAAGATAACCTCAATTAGTGTATAATAGAGTATACATTATGAGAGGTGTAAATTATGACAAGCATATTAAAAGACCTTATTAAGGCCTCAGGAAACGAATACGCAAATTTAGTTTCCGAAGGAGTAGCTGCTGGAGATGTGGACGAGTTTATTGATACTGGTTCCCACATATTCAACGCACTTCTAAGTGGTTCACTATACGGTGGACTACCTTCAAATAAAATTACTGCAATCGCAGGAGAATCAGCAACTGGTAAAACCTATTTCGCATTAGGAATGGTTAAACAGTTTTTGGAAGACCATAACGATTCTGCAGTATTCTACTTTGAATCTGAATCTGCATTATCGAAGGATATGATTGAATCAAGAGGAATTGATTCCTCAAGGGTTGTAATTGTACCAGTTGTGACAGTTCAACAGTTCAGAAATCAAGCAATATCCATACTGGATAAATTCGCTGAAACTCCAAAATCCAAACGTCCTAAAATGATGTTTGTCTTGGATTCACTTGGTATGTTATCAACTACTAAAGAAATCGAAGACACTGCAGAAGGTAAAGAGACTAAAGATATGACAAGAGCTCAAATCACCAAAGGTGCATTCAGAGTCTTGACATTGAAATTGGGTAGAGTTGGGATTCCAATGATTGTGACAAATCACACATATGATGTGATTGGTTCTATGTTCCCTCAGAAAGAAATGGGTGGTGGTAGTGGACTCAAGTACGCTGCTTCCTCTATTATATTCTTATCTAAGAAGAAAGAAAAAGAGGGTACAGAGATAATTGGTAATATCATTCACTGTAAAAACGCCAAGTCAAGAATGACAGTCGAAAACAGAATGGTAGATGTCAGATTATCTTATGATAAAGGGTTGGATAGATATTACGGGTTACTCGATATGGCATTAGCATTTAATGTCTTTACAAAAGAGGGAACTCGTGTTAAACTACCTACTGGTAAAACAGAATTCGGTAAAACGATTAATAATAACCCCGAAAAGTTCTTTACACCCGATGTAATGGAACAACTAGAGACACACGCACAAGGATATTTTAAGTATGGAACAAGCGAGAATAGAACAGACGATACTGAAGAATCTGATTCAGAGTGAGTCGTTCGCACGGAAAGTGCTTCCTTTTTTAAAGGCAGAGTACTTCACTGAGACCGATGAAAAGACTGTATTTGAAGAAGTAA